TGATATCCGAAATTAGATATATTTTGACATTGACTCATATGTAAATTGTAACCACTAGCTGTGTTTCGCACCAAGCATCCGAAAAATTTTCCATCTAAAAGAGAGTTGTCTCTTGAAGGGAAAAACTTAACTATACTTGCGTGTAAACGCACAACTCGTGGAAACTTAGCAAAGACCAGATCATCGTCACCCTCATCAACTGAGAGCCAACTACAATCTGACACCTTACACTTAAACGACGAATTAGGGGCACCAACTGAAGATAATTTTAAAATAACATTATCTCCATACTTGGTCATAATTTGGTCATAAAAATGTTTTGGCATAGCGGCGATACGATTGACCACGAAGACGACATAACCACACTCATCGAGTGCAGTTCCATCGTCATCCACGATCTCCAGACGATATGAATTATTTTTGTACAACTTGGTACAAACATCCTCCATATTACTAGTTATAATACCACCCTGTTTCTTTGCTTGTTTTAAAGCTCTATTTGCTCTTCTAACAGCACGCGTTTTATGTTGAACACCTTTAGGTCTAACTTCTCCCGAAGCTCCACCTTGAGGCTCGATAGGAAAATACTTTCGCATTCCCCACCACATAAAAGGCGCACTGATAGCAAGAACAGATACAACTGTTAAAATAGATGAAATAATGGGCCGTTTGGTAACAAAATCAATAGCGGACTCAATCAAAGTGACTGAATCCAATATCATGCTAGCAAACGCCTCCTTCGCTTTCGTCATTGCAGGCACTGTCATCTCGACACCCTGCCTAAAAAATATCATACACTCAAACATAGAAATTTTTGCAAGACGACTAATCTTCCAAAAAGGTCTATAAATAGCGTATGATAAAGCCGAGGGCACATCTTCAACAATCACTCCCTGTTTGTCTTTGGCCGATAGATTAGAAATCTTCTCTACCGCCCATTGACTCCAGGTAGTTTTTGTTTTACGATGTAAATCCGCGGCCTCATTTTCCGTTTCATGCAACCAATGCACATCACACTTGTTGTTCTTACAATTTAACTCTCCATGAGTACAAACTGTAAATGTATGTGTATTGGCTGTATGAACCGAAAGATGGGTAGTAACACTAGACCCAGCAATCGATTTAGCAGTATTTCTAACCGAAGTTAGTTCTACTGCCTTATCAATTACTGGAACAAAGGTAGATGGGTAGGCAAAATTATCTCGCAACTTTCGTTGTTTAATACATTTTGCTTTAATATCTACATGGTGAGCTAACATAGCCTCACCAAACTCTGAATTTGATCTAATCTTATTCACGCATTCATCTACAAATTGATCCCACTCTAAAGGTGTGTTAGTTAGAAGCACACCTTTAAGGAAATCCCATTTGTAGAACTCATGGATGTTATCTTGCAAACCACCCATCTTCTTCAAACGATCAACATCTAGTCTTCTCTTCCAGATGTCAGTGACAGCTTTTGTACTCTCAGTACAAAACTCCACTTTAGGGGCTACAACATAGGATATCTTCCATCTTCTCACGAACGCTTCCGTGCAGAAAATGGACTTCAAATCAAAGACATTCCTATTTGTAGTCGCATACACAATAGGGGATCTAAAATTTACATTTCCTTTATCTTCCAAATGGGCCATGTGTAATGGGAACATCATGTTATTGATCATTCTCATCACCACCATAAGCCCATCATCCTGGACTCCTGCCATGTCAGTCTTCTGTCCAACCTCATCAAAGACGGTTGCATACTGACCATGGTA